ATGCCCGAAAAAACCGCTGAGCCGCCCGTGTGCTGGGCGGCCTTGTCTCCGGCCGCCATCGACGCGCTGGGCCAAAGCTGGCGCTTTCAGGCGCGGCGCGAGCAATTGCCGCCGGCCGGGCCCTGGCGCACCTGGGTGTTCCTCGGAGGCCGGGGCGCGGGGAAAACGCGGGCCGGCGCGGAATGGGTGAGCGAGCGGGTGCGCAGCGGGGCGGCGCGGCGGGTGGCTCTGGTGGGCGCCACCTTGCGCGATGTGCGCGAGGTGATGGTGGAGGGCCCATCGGGGTTATGCGCCGTCGGCAAGGCCACGTTCGAACCGTCGCGCGGGCGGGTGCATTGGCCGGGCGGGGCGGAGGCCTCTGCGTTCTCAGCCGAGCGGCCGCAGCGGCTGCGCGGGCCGCAGTTTGATTTGGCCTGGGCCGACGAGTTCGCCGCCTGGAAGGACGCGGAGGCGTTGACCATCCTGCGCCTGGGCCTGCGGCTCGGCGCCAACCCGCAGCTAATGGTCACGACCACGCCGCGCGCTATCGAGCCGGTGAAGCGGCTGCTGGCTGAGGCGGGCGCGGCCGTCACCGTTTCGGCCATGGCCAGCAATCGGTTGAACCTCGCGCCGGGCTTCGTGGAAGCCGCCGCGGCGCGCTGGGCGGGGACTGCCTATGGCCGGCAGGAACTCGACGGCGTGCTGGTGGAGGATTTGCCCGGCGCGCTGTGGCGGCGCGAGGAGATCGAGGCCTGCCGCATCACGGCCTGTCCGCCGCTCACGCGCATCGTGGTGGCGCTCGACCCGCCCGCCGCCGTCGGCCGCGATGCTTGCGGGCTGGTGGCGGCGGGGACGTTGGAGGACGGGCCGATCGCCCGCGCCGTCGTGCTGGCGGATGAAAGCGCGCGGGGGCTGCGGCCGGAAGAGTGGGCGCGGGCGGCCGCCAAGCTGGCCAGCCGCCTGGGCGCCGCCGCCATCGTGGCCGAGGCCAACCAGGGCGGCGAAATGGTGCGCAGCGTGCTGCGGGCGGCCGGCGTGTCCGTCCCGGTGCGGCTCCTGCACGCCAGCGCCGGAAAGCGCGCAAGAGCCGAGCCGGTCAAGGCGCTCTACGCGGCGGGCCGGGTTCTGCATCTGGGCCGCTTTCCAGCGCTGGAGGACGAGATGTGCGCCTTCGGTTCCCCCGAGTTTCACGCCAGCCCCGACCGGCTGGACGCATTGGTCTGGGCCGTGAGCGACCTGCTGGGCCAGCCGCCCGAACCGCGCGTGCGCGCGCTCTAATTGAGGACTGGAAAGATGTTCGACTGGTGGCGGCGCCTGCGCGGCGCCGAACGCAAATCCTTTGCCCCGTTGGTGGCGCTGGCAGGGGTGGGGCGCCCCCATTGGCCCTCGGAGGAGGCTTATGCCCGGGAGGGCTTCGCCCGCAACGCCATCGCCTATCGCTGCGTGCGGCTGGTGGCGGAGGCCGCCGCCTCCGCGCCGATCCGGGTGACGCCGGAGGGCCATCCCTTGGCCGCCCTGCTGGCCAAGCCCAATCCGGAGCAGACCTGGTTGGAGCTGATCGAGGCCTTCCTCGGGCACCTGCAGGTCTCGGGCAACGCCTATCTGGAGGCCGTCGGCTTCGAGGACGGGCCGCCGCAGGAGCTGTACGTGCTGCGGCCTGATCGGATGCGCGTCGTGCCCGGTCCGCGCGGTTGGCCGATCGCCTGGGAGCACCGCGCCGGATCGGAGGCGCGCCGCTACGAGCGCGACGCGTTCACCGGCGCGGCCCCCATCCTGCACCTGAAACTCTTCAATCCGCTGGACGATTGGTACGGCCAGTCGCCGCTCGCGGCGGCGGCCTATGCGGTGGACATCCACAACGCCGGCGGGGCCTGGAACAAGGCCCTGATCGACAATGCGGCCCGGCCCTCGGGCGCGCTGGTCTATAGCGCGGCGGCCGGGGAGCGGCTGAGCGAGCAGCAATTCGCGCGCCTGCGCGCCGAACTCGAAACCGCCCACACGGGGGCGGCCAACGCCGGGAGGCCCTTGCTGCTGGAAGGCGGGCTTGATTGGAAGCCGATGAGCCTGACCCCCGCGGATATGGACTTCATCGAGGCGCGCCATGCGGCCGCGCGCGAAATCGCCTTGGCTTTCGGCGTGCCGCCGATGCTGCTCGGCATCCCGGGCGATAACACCTACGCCAACTACAAGGAGGCGAATCTGGCCTTGTTGCGCCAGACGGCGCTGCCCTTGGCGGTGAAGACCGCGGCGGCGCTGGAGGCGTGGCTGGGCGGGCGCTGGCCGCAAGCGGGCCCCGCCATCCTGCGGCTGGATCTCGATGCGGTCCCTGGCCTCGCGGCCGAGCGGGAAGCGCTGTGGGCGCGGCTGACGGCGGCGGATTTCCTGTCTGAGGACGAAAAACGGCGCCTGGCCGGCATGGAGCCTGCGCCATGACCTTCGATTCCAAGATCGGCTGGGCGCTGATCCTGTCGCTCGGCATCCAGAGCGCTGCGGCGCTGATCTGGGCGGGTCACGCCGCCGCCCGGTTGGAGATGGTGGAGCATCGCCTGCAGGCGCAGGAGCCTCTGGCCGAGCGGCTGGCGGTGCTGGAAACCGAGTTGGCCGCCGCCCGCGCCAGCCTGGAGCGGATCGAAAGGCGCCTCGATGCCAAACGAACCTGAAAACGGGGCGATGGAGCTTGCCGGCTACGCCTCCCTGTTCGGAGTAGCCGACCTGGCGGGAGACGTGGTGTTCGCCGGAGCCTTCGCGCCGCATCTCAGCGGCCGGGGCGCGCTGCCCATGCTGCTCGACCATGATCCGCGTCTGCTCTGCGGCGTCTGGCGGGAGGTCCGGGAGGATGCGCGCGGCCTGTTCGTGCGCGGCAGTGTGCTCCCTGATCGGCGGGCCGCCGCGCAGGCCCGACGACGCCTCGAGCGCGGCCTCGATGGCTTGTCCATCGGCTTCACGCCGCTCGCCTGGCGCAACCGTCCCGGCGGCGGGCGCGAGCTTACCGCCATCCACCTTTGGGAAGTGTCGCTGGTCGACACGCCCATGCTGCCGCCAGCGCGGCTCCTCAATCTTCAGCTGGCTTTTTCCTGACGGAGTAAACCTTTGAAAAAAGAAACCAAAATGGCCGCGCCGGCCTCCGGCGCGGAGGCGATCGCGCGCGCGTTCGAGAGCTACAAGGAGGCCAATGACGCCCGCCTCGCCGCCATCGAGCAGGGCCGCGCGGATGTGCTGCTGGATGAGAAGGTCGATCGCATCGACCGCGCCCTGGTCGAGCAAAAAGCCGCCATTGAGCGCCTGGCGCTGGCCGCGCGCCGCCCGGCGCTGGCCGCCGATCCGCGCGAGAGCGAATACAAATCCGCCTGGGGCGCTTATCTGCGCCGCGGCGATGAAAGCGCGGTGGCGCGCTTCGAGGCCAAGAGCCTCTCGATCGGCGGGGATGCGGGCTTTACCGCGCCGCCGGAATTGGACCGTTTGATCGAGGTGCGCCTCAGGGCGGCCTCACCCATGCGGGCCATCGCAACGGTGCAAACCACCAGCGCCAATGTGTTCAAGAAGCCGGTGGCCACGGCTCATTCGGGCTCCAACTGGGTGGCCGAAACCGCCGCCCGGCCGGAGACCAGCACGCCCACCCTGGCGGTGATCGATTTTCCGACCGCGGAGCTTTACGCCAACCTCGCCGCCACCCAGGCCCTGCTCGAAGACGCCTACGTCAATATCGAGGAGTGGATCGCGGCAGAGGTGGAGGAGGCCTTCTCCGCGCAGGAGCGGCTGGCCTTTGTCGATGGCGATGGGGTCAACAAGCCCAAGGGCTTCCTGCGCGCCACCACCGCGCCGGACGCCAGCCAGAACTGGGGGGCGCTGGGCTATATCGCCACGGGCGTCGCGGGCGCGTTCCCGGCCAGCAATCCGGTCGACAAGCTGCTGGACCTGGCCTTCGCGCCCAAGGCGCAGTTTCGCCAGAACGCCCGCTTCGTGCTGAACCGCAAGACGCTCGCGGCCATCCGCAAGCTGAAGGATTCCACGGGCAGCTACATCTGGCAGCCCACTGACGGGGGCGCCGGCTCCTCCATCCTGGGCTACCCGGTCACCGAAATCGAAGAGATGCCGGACATCGCCACCGACAAGTTCGCCATCGCCTTCGGCGATTTCCAGCGCGGCTATCTGATCGTGGATCGGGCCGGCGTGCGGGTGCTGCGCGATCCCTTCTCCGCCAAGCCTTACGTGCTGTTCTACGTCACCAAGCGCGTGGGCGGCGGGGTGCAGAACTTCGACGCCATCAAGCTCTTGAAGTTCGGCGTCAGTTGATGGGCGTCGAGGTGTTGGAAGGTCCCGCGGGCGAGCCTGTCTCGCTCGCGGAGGCCAAGGCGTATCTGCGCGTCGAACACGACGCGGAGGATGCGCTGATCGTGTCGCTCGTCGCCGCCGCCGGCGAGGCGGTGGAGCGCCTGACCGGGCGGGCGCTGCTCACCCGGCGGCTGCGGGAAACCGCGCCCGTGGCGCATGTGCGGGGCGGGCGGCTGCGGCTGTCCTTCTCGCCCATGCTGGACTTGGAGCGGGTGGAGATCGATGGCGCGGCGGTGGAGGCGGCGAGCGAGACGGACCCGGCCGCCGTCGTGTTCGCCGCCGCACCAGCGGGCGACAGCCTGAAGGTGGAGTATCGGGCCGGATACGCGGACGCCGAAAGCCTCCCGCCCGCCTTGCGCGACGCCATCCTGGCCATGGTCGCGGCCGCCTATGACGCCCGCGCCGGGATCGACCCCGCCGCCGCGCCAAGCCTGCGGCTCTTCCGGGAGCCACGCTTATGAGCCCCCGCCTCGACGTGCGCATCGCACTGGAGCGGCCGGCGTCCGCCTCGGACGACCTGGGCGCTGCCTTGGGCTTCGAGCCTGCGGGCGAGGTCTGGGCCGGCGTCGAGGTGCTGACCGCTGCGGAAGCCGGCGCGCCGCTGGACGGGCGGGGCCTCGCCCGCCTGCGCCTGACTCTGCGCCAGCCGAGCCCTGCCGGCCCCGGCTGGCGGGTCCGCCTGCGGGGCCAAGCCTATCGCATCGCCGGCCGCAGCGCCCGCCCGCGCGACCCCTTTCTCACCCTCGACTGCGAGGAGGAACCCTGATGCCCACCCTACCTGCGGCCATCGCGCCGGAGCGGGCGCTGCTCGCCGCCTTGCGGGCCGCCATCCTGGCCGATCCGGCTTGCAGCGCGCTTTTGGGCGCACGCGTCCATGACGAAGCGCCGGCCAATCCCGTGTTCCCGCTGGTCACCCTAGGCGACGTGCGCACCACCCCCGCCGACAGCGCCGAGCGCCCGGCCTTGGAGCACGGCGTGTCGGTGCATGTCTGGTCCCGCGGGCCGGGGCGTGCGGAGGGGATCGACATCCTGGCCGCGCTGCGCCGCGCGCTGCACGAGGCGCCGCTTACGCTCGATGGCCACCGCCTGGTGCTGCTGCGGGCCGGCTACGCGGACCTGTTCCGCCGCGATGGCCGCCTACTGCACGGCGTGTTGCGCCTGCGCGCCCTCACCGAACCTCTGGAGATTTGACCATGGCCGGACAAAAAGGCCGCGACGTGCTGATCAAGGTCGCCGATCCGGGCCAGCCGGGCGTGTTCACGACGGTGGCGGGCCTGCGGGCCAAGACCATCTCCCTCAACGCGCGCGCGGTGGATGGCACCAGCGCCGACAGCCCCGAAGGCTGGCGCGAGCTGATCGCTGGGGCGGGGGTGAAAAGCGCCAGCGTTTCCGGCGCAGGCGTGTTCAAGGACGCAACTTCCGACGCCCTGTTGCGCCAAGCCTTCTTCACCCAGGCTTTGACCAACTTTCAGCTGATCCTGCCCGATTTCGGGCGCCTGGAAGGGCCGTTCCTGGTCGAGGCGCTCGATTATTCCGGCGATCATGACGGGGAGGCGGCCTTCGCGCTGACCCTCTCCTCCGCCGGGCAAGTGGAGTTCATCCCCGCATGAGCCCGCTCGCCAACGCCGCACGGGGCGAAACCGTGCTTGCCATTGATGGCGTGCAGCGCCGGCTGTGCCTGACGCTTGGGGCTTTGGCGGAGCTGGAAGGGGCCTTCGAGGCGCCCTCGCTGGGCGCTTTGGCCGAGCGGCTGGCCCAGCTTTCCGCCGCGGATGCGCTGGTGGTGCTTTCGGCGCTGCTGGCCGGGGGCGGAGAGGCGATTTCGGCGGCGGATCTCGCCCGCGCCCGCATCGATTTGCGCGCCGCCACCGAGGCCATCGCCGAGGCGTTCCGGCTGGCGCTGGAATGAGCCCGGCCGCGCTTTGGGGGGACTGGCTGCGCCAGGCCTTGAGCCTGGGGCTGCCGCCCGCCGCGTTCTGGCGGCTCAGCCTGCGGGAATGGCGGCTGCTGCTGGGGCCGCAAGGGCCAGGGCCGCTGTCCCGCGCCGAGTTCGCGGCGCTCACCCACCGCTTCCCTGATGAGGAATCCCATGCCTGACATTCCCACCGACGGCCTGCGTGCGGGCCTGAATGAAGCCGAAAGCGCGCTCGCGGCGCTGGCCGATGGGCCTGCCCGCGCCGCCGCCGACAGCCTCGCGAGCGCCTTCGACCGCGCGGGCGAGCGCATCGGCGCCAGCCTCGGCAAGGCGGCCGCCACCGGCGAACTCTCCTTCCGCAAGTTGGCGCAGAGCGTGGTCTCCGACCTCGCGCGGCTCGCCACCTCGGCCGTGTTCGGCTCCTCCGGGCTGATCGCCAGCGGCTTGAAAAGTTTGCCCCTCTTCGGCGCCCGCGCCGCCGGCGGGGCGGTGACGCCGGGCGGGGCCTATCTCGTTGGCGAGCGCGGGCCGGAGCTGTTTACCCCGGCGAGTGCGGGAACGATCAGCAGCGGGGCCGGGGCGCCCCTGGCCATCCACCTGCACTTCAACGGCCCCGCCGATGCCGAGAGCTTCCGCCGCGAGCAGGGCCAGATCGCCGCCGCGCTCGCCCGCGCCGCGGCCTATGGGAGGCGCAATCTGTGAGCTTTCATGAAGTTTCGCTGCCCCTTTCGCTCGCATTGGGCGCAAGCGGCGGCCCCATGCGGCGCACCGATGTGGTGACGCTGGGCTCCGGCTTCGAGCGACGCAACAGCCCCTGGGCGCATTCGCGCCGTCGCTATGATTTGGGCGGGGCGGTCAGCACGCTCGATCAGCTGCACGACTTGCTCGCCTTTTTCGAAGCCAGGCGCGGGCGGCTCTTCGGCTTTCGCTTTCGCGATCCCGCCGATTGGCGCTCCGGTCCGCCCTCGCGCGCGCCGACGCCGCTCGACCAGCTGCTTGGGGTGGGCGATGGCGCGAACCGCAGCTTTCAACTGGCCAAAACCTATGGCGCGGGCGAGCACGCCTATGTCCGCCCCATCAAGAAGCCGGTGGCGGGCTCGGTGCGGGCGGCGGTGGCGGGTTTGGAGACGAGCGCCTTCACCCTGGACGCTGCCAGCGGGCTGCTCACCTTCGATGCGGCCCCCCCGGCGGGCGCGGCCGTCACCGCCGGCTGCGCCTTCGATACGCCCGTGCGTTTCGACGCCGACCGGCTCGATATCGCCCTCGACGCCTTCGGCGCAGGGCGGGCGGTGTCGGTTCCTCTCCTTGAAATCCTGGTCTGACTCCCATGCGCGACATTTCAGCATTGCTCGCCGCGCGGCTCACCGGCGAAGTGACGACGCTCGCCCATCTGTGGCTGTTCGTCCGCCGCGACGGCGCCCGCTTCGGCTTCACCGATCATGACGAGCCGCTGGAGGTGGAGGGTCAAGGTTTCGAGGCCATGTCCGGGCTCACGGCTCTGCGCATCGAGAAGAGCGCCGGGCTGGCGGCGGATTCGAGCGGCGTTGAAGGCGTGCTGGCGAGCGAGGCCGTCGCCGAAGCGGATCTGGCGACGGGGCTGTGGGACGGCGCGCGCTGCGATGTCTGGCGCTGCGACTGGCGCGAGCCGGCCAGCCGGGTGCATCTGTTCGCGGGGCGCCTGGGCGAGGTGCGCCACGGGCCGGAGGGCTTCCAGGCGGAGCTGCGCGGGCTACAGGCGGCGTTGAATGCGCCGGTCGGGCGGGTGTTCTCGCGGCTGTGCGACGCCGAGCTGGGCGACGCCCGCTGCGGGGTGGACCTCTCCGCGCGGCGCTATGCCGGCGCGGTGAGCGCGGTGCTCGGCCCGCGCGCCTTCGCCGCCAGCGGCTTGGAAGCCGCGCCGGAAGGCTGGCTGGCCGCGGGCCTGCTGACCTGGGACATGGGCGAGGCGAGCCGGGTGCTGGCCCATCGCGGCGCGGTGCTGGGGTTGGCCGCCGCGCCCGCGCGCCTGGAGCCTGGCCAGGGCTTCACGGTGGCGCAGGGGTGCGACAAGCGCCTGGTCACCTGCCGCGACCGCTTCGCCAATGTGCTGAATTTTCGAGGCTTTCCCCACATGCCCGGCCCGGATGCGGTGATCGCCGCCGCAGGCGGAGTGATCCGCGCATGATCACGCGCACAGCCATTCTGGCCGAGGCGCGCGGCTGGCTCGGCACGCCCTACCGACACCAAGCCAGCGTGCGGCAGGTCGGCTGCGACTGCCTGGGCCTGGTGCGGGGCGTCTGGCGGGCGTTGATCGGCCCGGAACCCGAGCCCATCCCCGCCTACAGCCCCGATTGGGCCGAGTTCGGCGCAGCCGAGACGCTAGAGGCCGCCGCCCATCGTTGGCTCACGCCCGTCGATGCCGGCCAGCCGGGCGACGTGCTGTTGTTCCGCATCCGCCCCGGCGCGCCGCTGAAGCACTGCGCCATCCTCACCGACGCCGACAGCCTCCTGCACGCCTATTGGAGCCGTGCGGTGGTGGAAAGCCGCTTCATTCCCTGGTGGCGCGCCCGGCTGGGCGGCGCCTTCGCCTTTCCTGGAGCCGAACCATGGGCCGACTGAGCCTCACCTCCTTGGGCGTGCGCAGCGCGTCGGTGCTGGGCGCCATCGGCACGACCGTGCTGGGCCGCAGCCTGGAGGTCGCCGCCACCAGCCTGATCAGCCGCTCGGTCAACCAGGCCTTCGCGCGCCGACCGGCCGGGCCCCGGCTGACGGAGCTGCATCTGCAGGGCTCCAGCGAGGGCGCGCCCATTCCGCTGCTGTTCGGCCGGGCGCGGCTGGCGGGCCAATTGATCTGGGCTGCGCCCTTCCAAGAGGCGGATGGCCGCGGCGGCGGCAAAAGCGGCTCGGGCCAGGGTAGCTACACGGTTTCCTTTGCGATTGGGCTCTGCCAGGGGCTGGTGCGGCGGATCGGGCGGGTCTGGGCCAATGGCCGCCCGCTCGACCTTTCCGGCTTCACCTGGCGGCTGCATCGGGGCGGGGAAGGCCAGCCGCCTGATCCCCTGATCGCGGCGGCGGAGGGGGCGGATGCGCCGGCCTATCGCGGCCTGGCCTATGTGGTGTTCGAGGATTTTCCGCTCGACGAGTTCGGCGCGACGCTGCCGCAGCTTTCCTTCGAGGTGCAGCGCGAACCGGCCGCAACCGGGCGGCTGGAGGCGCTGGCCCAGGGCGTCTGCCTGATCCCTGGCGCGGGGGAATTTACGCTCGCCCCCGAGCCAGTCCGCCGGCGCCGCGCGCCGGGCGTTGAGGCCTCCGAGAACGAGCATCTGGAGGCGGGGCGCGCGGACTTGCTGGTCAGCCTCGATCAGTTGCAGGAGGATTTGCCCAACTGCCGCTCGGTGCTGCTGGTGGCGGGCTGGTTCGGCTCGGACCTGCGGGCCGGGCAATGCGAAATCCGACCCAAGATCGACAATGCCGAGAAAGAGACCACCCCCCTTGTCTGGCGCGTAGCGGGGCTGGGGCGCGGGGAGGCGGCGGTGGTGAGCCTGGCCGATGGGGCCCCGGCCTATGGCGGCACGCCAAGCGACGAAACGATCCTGGCGGCCATCGCCGAACTGAAACGACGCGGCTTCAAGGTCGGCCTCTACCCGTTCCTGTTCATGGACATCCCTGCCGGCAACGGTCTGCCCGATCCCCATGGCGGGGTGGAGCAGGCGGCCTATCCCTGGCGCGGGCGCATCCGCCCCCTGGCTGCCGACGGCTCGGCGGGCGTGGCCGCAGAAATCGCTGCGTTTTTCGGAACGGCGGTCGCGGGGCAGTTTGCGCCCGACGGCGCCTATGGCGGCCCGGCCGAGTGGCGCTTCCGCCGCTTCATTTTGCACTACGCCGCGTTGGCGCGGGCCGCGGGCCGGGTGGACAGCTTCATTCTGGGCTCGGAGCTGCGCGCGCTCACCACCGCCTGGGGCGCAGACGGAAGCTATCCCGCCGTGGCGCAGCTTCAAGCGTTGGCGCAGGAGTGCCGCGCGCTGCTGGGGCCTGAGCCCGTCCTCACCTACGCCGCAGACTGGACGGAATATGGCGCGCACCAGCGGGCCAATGGCGATCTGCGCTTTCCCCTCGATCCGCTCTGGGCCGATCCGGCCATCAGTGCGGTTGGGATCGATTGGTACCCGCCCTTGGCCGATTGGCGCGACGGCCCGGCCCATGCCGACGCAGCGCTCTCCGAGGACGGCCGCGACCTCCCCTGCCTGCAAAGTCGCATCGAAGGCGGCGAGGCCTATGATTGGTACTATCCCGATGCGCAGGCGCGCGCCGCCCAGGCCCGCCTGCCGATCACCGATGGCGCGTATGGCAAGCCCTGGGTCTATCGCCCGAAGGACCTGCGCGGCTGGTGGAGCCATCCGCACGTCGAGCGCAGCGGCGGCGTTGAGGTTGGTCAGCCGACCGCCTGGGTTCCGCGCTCGAAACCGATCTGGCTGGTCGAGCTCGGCTGCCCCGCCGTGGACAAGGGGGCCAACCAGCCCAACCTGTTCCTTGATCCGAAAAGCGCGGAGAGCGCTCTGCCGGCGGGCTCCAACGGCGCGCCGGACGATCTGATCCAGCGTCGCGCCCTAGAAGCCTATCTCGACTTTTGGCGGGAGGACGGCCCCAACAATCCGATTTCCTCCGTTTATGGCGCACCGATGCTGGCGCCCGAGGGCGTGCATCTGTGGTGCTGGGATGCGCGACCCTTTCCGGCCTTTCCCGCCCGGGAAGACCTCTGGGCCTATGGCCCCGCGTGGTGGCGGGGACATTGGCTGAACGGCCGGGTCGGGGCCGGCGATCTGGCCGAGACGGTGCGCGAGCTCTGCGCCGCCTCGGGGCTGGCGGACGCGGACGTCTCCCGCCTGCGCGGCGTGGTGTCGGGCTATGTCGTCGATGGCCCTGCGAGTGCGCGGGAAGCGCTGGAGCCGCTGTTGTTGGCGCATGGCGTCGAGGCGGCCGAGCGGGGCGGGCGTCTGGCGTTTTTTCAGCCGGCCGGCGAGGCGGATTTCGACGAGGCCGAGCTGCTCGATGCGCCGGGTCTGGAACGATCCGACGCCAGCGCGCCTTTGGCCCGGCTGGATCTCTCCTTTGTGGACGCCGCCAAGGATTACCGCATCGGCGTCGTTTCCGCGGTCAGCGCCGCGCCGGGCGCCTGGGCGGTGGAGACTTTGGAGTTGCCCTTGACGCTGGAGGAGGTCGAGGCCCAGGCCTTGGCCGAGCGGCTGCTGGCGGAGCGCCTGGAGGGTCGGATCGCCGGGGCCGTCGCCTTGCCGCCCAATGCGCTGGCGCTTGAGCCGGGAGACCGGGTGCGGCTGGAGGGGCGGGCCTATGCGGTAGAGCGCGTCGAGGAGGGCGCAAGCCGCACTCTGACGCTGCGCGCCAGCGCTGGGAGCTTGCCGCCAGCGCTCGCCGTTGCGGCGCCGGCGCCGCCCAGGCCGGCAATCGCGCCCGAACCGCTGGCGCTGGTGTTTTCGCTCCCGCCGCTCACGCCGGACGAGGCGGACGGCCGCCCGCTCGTCGCCGCCTTCGCCGAACCGTGGGCGGGGCCGCTGCAAGTGCTGGCCGGAGCGGACGCAACGGCTCTTGCCCCGCGCGCGGAGCTGCTCCGCCCGGCCATCATTGGGCGCCTGCTGTGGGACTTGTACGATGGGCCGGTCGGCCGCTGGGACGAAGGGAATTTCGTAGAGGTCGAGTTCCTGGGCGAGGCGCCGGTGAGCGTGTCTCGTGCGGCGGCGCTGGAGGGCGCGAACCGGTTTGCGCTGCTGCTGCCGGACGGCAGCGTCGAAGTGCTGGCGGCGGAGCGGGTGGAGCTGGCCGGCCAAGGCCGCTGGCGGCTGTCGGGCTTCTTGCGCGGGCTGGCGGGCACGGGCGCGGCGATGGGCCGGCCCGCCCCGGCCGGCGCTTGGCTCGTGGCGCTGGACGCGCGGCTGGCCCGGGTCGTGTTCCGCCCCGAGGAATGGGAGGCGCCCCTGGAGTGGCGCTTTGCTTGGCGGGGCGGGGGGACTGCGGCCATGCTGCGCGCGGCCTTGCCCGCCCGCTGGGCCCTGCCGTTTGCGCCCGCCCATCTGCAGGTCTGGCGTGGGGCCTCCGGCGACGTGGAGCTGCGCTGGATCCGCCAGACGCGGCTTGGCGGGGATGCCTGGACGGGCGAGGCGCCGCTGGGCGAAGCGTTGGAGGCCTATGAGGTGCGCATCAGCCACGCCGGGCGGCTTCTGCGCCGCATTGAGACCGCCGCGCCCTTCGCCCGGTACGCCATGGCCGAGCAGAACCTGGACGGGGCCAGCGGCTTGCTGCAGATCAGCGTCGCGCAAATATCACAGACAGTAGGCGCTGGGGGGCGAGCCGAATCGAGCATCAGCGTATAG